CAGTTTCAGACCCACAATCAGATATGGAGGTTGACGAAGACCTTCCTTTCTAACAAACCAAAACCATAGATGGTGGGGATATCATCGTCCTCACCATCTTTTATAATTTAAAAAAAGATGGCAATTAAGAAGAAAGATTTTAAATCAATAAAGAAGAAGTTCTCTTCCTCTGCAAAATTCAAACCCCAAAGGTTCTATGACTTGGGTACCGAATTTTTGGATGCGGTTGGTGTACCTGGTCCAGCTATGGGTCATTTAAATATGTTTTTAGGTCACTCGGACACAGGTAAAACTACGGCACTTGTTAAGGCTGCGGTTGATGCACAAAAAAAGGGTATTCTTCCTGTTTTTATTATTACAGAACAAAAATGGTCATTTGACCACGCAAAACTTATGGGTTTTGAATGTGAGGAAGTGGTAGATGAAGAGACAGGAGAATTGGATTGGGACGGATTCTTTCTTTTCAATAATAACTTTGAATATATTGAACAAATTACAGATTTTATTAATGAGTTGTTGGATGCACAAAGTAAAGGAGATTTAGAGTATGACCTATTGTTTTTATGGGATTCCGTTGGTTCTGTACCATGTAAAATGACTTATGATGGTAAAGGAGGAAAACAACACAATGCCGCGGTTTTAGCGGATAAAATTGGTATGGGAATCAACCAAAGAATCTCAGGGTCACGTAGGTCCGACTCTAAACACGAAAACACTTTGGTTATTGTCAACCAACCGTGGGTAGAGTTACCCGACAATCCTTTTGGACAACCAAAGATTAAGGCGAAAGGAGGTGAGGCTATTTGGTTAAACTCATCTTTGGTATTTTTGTTTGGAAATCAAAAAGGTGCGGGTACCACAAAGATTACCGCGGTAAAAGACAAGAGAAAAGTAAAATTTGCTACCCGAACAAAAGTTTCGGTAATGAAAAATCATATTAACGGACTAGGTTATGAAGATGGTAGAATTCTTGTAACCGCACATGGATTTTTGGCAGGAAAAGATTCTGCGGAAGAAAAGAAGTCCATTGAGGCATATAAAGCCGAGAACGCGGAGTATTGGAAAGACATTATCGGTACTGGTAGCGATTTTAAGTTAGAAGAAGAAAGTGTAACCCTTTAAGTTTTATGGAGTGACCAAAACCTTATTAGTAGACGGCAATAACCTTTTCAAGATTGGTTATCATGGAGTTCGGGAGTATTACCACAAAGGTAATCATATTGGTGGTATATACCACTTTATGAATACTGTCCGTAGATTCATTGATGAACACAATTACGATAAGGTTATTGTCTTTTGGGATGGTGAGAATAATTCTATACAGAGAAAGTTAATATTTCCTGAGTATAAAGAAAACAGGAGATATAATAGGTTGAACGACATTCAGAAACAGTCATATGATTGGCAAATGGGTAGAGTAAAACAATACCTTGAGGAAATGTTTATTCGTCAGGTAGAGATTGATAATAATGAATCAGATGATATGATAGCATATTATTGTCATATTTCTAAAAACGAAAACAAAACTATTTTTTCTGCGGATAAAGACCTAACACAACTAATCTCAGAGTCTGTGCAAGTCTATTCTCCATCTCAAAAGGAAATGATTAAGTTTGGAGATAAAGTTAAATTAAAAGACATTTCCATTCCACACCAAAACGTGGCTACCTTTAAAATTATATCTGGTGATAAATCAGATAACATTGATGGCATCTACTACTTTGGTGAAAAGACTTTTTCAAAACTTTTTCCTGAGATAATTGACTCTGTCGTTTCTGTTGACGATATTATACAAAAAGGTGAAAAACTACACGAGAATGATAAAGACAACAGAGCATTACAAAACTTATTATCGGGAAAGACAAAGAGAGGGGTATACGGCGAAGAGTTTTATGTTATCAACAAACAACTCGTTGACCTTTCACAACCTTTGTTAACAGAAGAAGCAAAGGAACTCGTTCAACTTTATTATGAAGAGGATATAGACCCTGAGGGAAGGGGATATCAAAACCTTATGAGAATGATGATGGATGACGGAATATTCAAATACTTACCTAAAACAGATAACGCATGGGTGTATTTCTTGACACCCTTTATGAAACTAACAAGAAAGGAAAAAAGAAGATTTAAAAAAACTAATTAAAAAAAAACATGATGACGAAAGAAAAGAGTGACATCACAAAAATGGAGTTTTTACTAACCCTTAATGACAATATTATCGTACAACGATACTTTAATGTTAAATCCTTTAATGAAGATGCTCAGAGAAGTATTGACTTACACCACACTGTGGATGAAATTCATGACATACTTCACGGTCAATTAAAGAATAAAACAGTTTGGTACATGCTCGATAATATGTATCAGATTATGGAGGATGAAAGAATCATGGACACCGCCAATACTGACGGTCCTGAGAACTTCAATATCTATGTCAAAAATTCCGAAAGAGTGATATATCACAGACAGTGGGATGGAAAAATTTACCCACCTAAAGTGAGGTATACTGTCGATGTGAGACCCCAGTTAAAGAAAATTTTACGTTCACTAACTGAGGTGTTTTCTACTGACAAAATTACACAAGAATATATGGGATATAACCTCGCTTAAATATATTTATTTAAAAGAGAAAAACAGTAAGAGTATAAGATGTCAACAGATAAAAATTTCGGGTATTTAGGAAACAATTTTCAGATACAACTAATCAATAATATTGTACTATACAAGGACTTCGCGACCTCTATAGTTGATGTTATCGAACCAAAGTATTTTGATAATCAGTATTTTAAGATTATCATGCAAATTATAAAGGAGTACTACTCAACATACGAGCATACTCCTTCATATAATACTATGGAACAATTGGTTAAATCTGAGATTTCTTCACCTATGGCCCAAAAAATGACGTTGGACATGGTTGAACAGATAAAAGATGCACCAATAGAAGGTGACACTTTTGTTCAACAAAAAGCTCTTAAGTTCTGTAAACAACAAGAACTTCAGAAAGTTATGGGTAAGGCTCAAAAAATTATCGACAAAGGTGATTTTGAGAGTTACGACCATCTTGAGGAGATGGTCAGAGAAGCGTTACAGGTCGGAGAAGTTGATACTGGAACTGCTGACGTATTTAATAACTTAGATGAGGTTTTAGAAGACGATTTTAGACACCCTATTCCTATGGGGGTACCTGGCATTGATAACCTATTAAAAGGTGGTATTGCTAAAGGTGAGATAGGTGTTATTTTAGCACCTACAGGGGTTGGTAAATCAACCTTTTTAACTAAGGTATCTAACAACGCATTTAATTTGGGTTACAATGTCCTACAGATATTCTTCGAGGACAACCCAAAGATTATACAGAGAAAACATTTTACACTTTGGACGGGAATTGCACCTGATTTATTGTCAATACATAAAGATAAAGTTATGGACAAGATTAAGGACATACGTTTAAATGCACCTAATAAGTTAATCTTAAAAAAGTTACCATCAGATACGGTTACAATTAATCAGATTAAGAACCAAATTAGAAAGATGATTGCTGAGGGTACAAAGATAGATATGGTTCTTTTAGACTACATTGACTGTGTTGTTCCTGACAAAAATTTGGGTGACGAATGGAAGAGCGAAGGGTCAGTTATGAGAGGATTTGAGGCTATGTGTCACGAATTAGACCTTGTTGGTTGGACCGCGACACAAGGAAACAGAAGTTCTATCTCCTCTGAAATCGTAACAACAGACCAAATGGGGGGGTCTATCAAAAAGGCACAAGTTGGTCACGTAATAATATCGGTTGCTAAGTCACTACAACAAAAAGAAATGAATTTAGCGACAATCGCAATAACTAAGTCTCGTATAGGTAAAGATGGTATTGTATTTGAAAACTGCAAGTTTGATAATGAGTTATTAGAAATAGATACAGAACAAAGTATTACTCTTTTAGGTTTAGAAGAACAGAAAGAAGAACGTAACAAAGAAAGAATTAGAGAGCTTCTTGAGAAGAGAAAAGAAAAAGAATCTAAAAGTATTTAATATGAAAAAAGTTATTTTTACTAATGTAGACTATATTGGTAATGTTGGTGATTATTGGGCTTCACCAACACACTACTATGATTTTCCTTTTGACTACGAAAGGGTACAGTTTGTACACATATGTAATCAGGTAAGAGACAATTCTAATTGGGATGAGATAAAGGATTGTAATGTTATTATTGGTGGTGGTGGTTTAATTATTACCAGTGAAAATTATTTACAACACGGATTACAGAATCTTATAGATAATAATAAATGTTATTTATGGGGTATTGGTAGTAATACAACTGTAAGTGACGAAAGATTTAGTTGGGACTTTTTAAAGAATAAGAATATTGTAATGAAAGGACTAAGAGATACAGTTCATGGACTTAATTCTAATTATATACCATGTGTTAGTGTTAAACATAAAATTTTTGATAACTATATAAACACGTCACCTAAAGGTAGTGGTTTTGGTATATTAGAACACGTTGATTTTAATGTTCCGATAGAAGGTGTTGATAGAATAAAAAATAATGAAAGTATTGAAAATATAATAAATTTCATATCCGAAAAAGAATATATTATTTCAACCACATACCACGGATTATTGTGGTCACAATTATTGGGTAAGAAGGTAGTATATTTTAATGAGGATAATGAGATTAATAGTAAATTTATAAATAATAGAAACAGAGTTCATATTTGTAATAGAAATAATTATAAAATATTGTTAGAGAATAGTCCGAGTGTAAGTGGACTCATAAGAGAAGGAAGATTTTTAAACGATATGTTTTACAAACAATTAATAAAAACGATAAAAAATCAATAAAAATGGAAGAAAGGTTTGTTATAAAGAGAAGCGGTTCTAAAGTACCGTTTCAAACAGAAAAGATTGAGATGGCGGTAATAAAGGCTATGAAAAGTATTGATATGGTTGATAACGAAATGGCCGAAAAGATAGCAAGAATAAGTACTAAGGCGCTTTTTAGAAACAATAAGGATAGAATCCCTCACGTTGATGAAATTCATGATATGGTTGAGAACAAGTTAATGGACAACAACCTAAATGAAGTAGCTAAAGAGTATATTCTGTATAGGGCTAAAAATATGCCGAACATTTTCTCAAAAAGAGTTAACCTAAAACCTTACGATTATCCAGCACTAAATGAATATGTTGATGCTATTAGACACTCTTATTGGGTACATACTGAATTTAATTTTACCTCAGATATTCAAGATTATAAAGTTCATTTAACTGAAAGAGAAAAGTCTGCGGTTGAAAGAGCGATGCTTGCTATATCACAAATCGAAGTTGCTGTTAAAACATTTTGGGGAGACATTTATAAAAGAATGCCAAAGCCTGAAATTGGTAATGTCGGAGCAACTTTTGCAGAATCAGAGGTAAGACACGCAGATGCATACTCACATTTAATACAATTGCTAGGTTTAAATTCCGAGTTTGAAAATTTAATGCAAGTACCCGCAATAAGAAAAAGAATAAAGTACTTGGAAAA